AGAACATTTTTGTTGCATTATTAAATATATCACCTGCATATCTGGCTTCTACATTCATGCCTAAATCCATTAGATCTTGAAATGTTTTTTGAGCCTCTGCGGCTATGTCATCCATTTCTCTGTCGCTTACTTCAAGATCATTTACACTTGGTAATGCGGCATCAATTTTGTTTGCAATAGTAATTTGTTTTTGTATCTCTTCTGGTGTACCATCTTTTGGCACCAAAACATCTTCAGCAACTTTATCTTCTGGTTCTTCTATTTCAAACAGTTGTTCTAGTTTCTTTGTCATGTATTTCTCTCAAACATTGTATGCAAACACAGTCTTTGGTTGGAATTTGTGAAGTTACGATTGGTAGTTTTTGACACCAACATACATCATATTCTGATGTGTTGGGATTACAGCCAAACTCTTTACTACAAAGTTCGCATATTTTTGTATACACTTTTACTTATCCTCTGCGTTTGCCAGTGTGGTAAATATCGTCTTCGGTTACTACACGGAAACGTAAACCTTTGATTTTGCACCATTTGGCGGCGGCTTCCCATTTTGCATGGTTTATTGCAATGCTCAGTTTGTCTTTTTGATTGGTTTTTTCATTGATCAGTGTTTGTGATTTTGGTTTTATTTCAATCAACTCTGCTCTTTTTTTGCCCTGCTTGTCTTGATACATGATCAAAAAGTCTGGTACGTATATGGTTTGTTTTCCTGATAGAGGATTTCTATATGGTATCTGTACAGGTTCACTGGCCCAATTTATTACACTGCTGTTGTTGTCACAAAACCTCATAAAAGTGTGTTCCCATCCACTTCTATAAGTTGGTGCTTTGTTTCCTGCGTATTTGTTTGGGTTGGTTAGTTGATACTTACCATTTGCGAATTTAGGCATCTATGCATTTACCTGCCTTAGTATATTAGCACTTGTACCTCTATTGCTGTTTACATAGCCTAATATACTGCTTCCTCTTCTAGAACTGTTCAAATACAATGGTAGTGCCGCTTTCAGATCCGTTGTTTTTTCAAATTCATTGATTATGTCAATTAAAAATACATTCAAATTGTTTGCACTGTCTATACATGCGGCTGTTAGTGCGGCCGCGGCATCAACATTATTGTTTGTTCTTTTGAGGAAAAATGCTTTCGCTGTATCAAATTCACCTGGATTAAGTTTAAATGGTAGTTGAAAATAATTTGTAAAGTAATCTTGAACTCTTTGATCAAAATCATCTTCAACATTTATAATTTGTAAATTTGTATCTTGTGACATTATTTGAACCTCTGTAAATCATTTGATCTTTGGTTTAAACTGCGTATCTCATTCAGTAAATTTTTTCTTTGCTGTGCATTATCTGGTGTGGGATTCATACTCAATTTGTTTAATTGTACTGTCAAGGAACTTGCACGGTTTTGCATCTGTGTTACTTTATCACCTATTGTGTTTACTTTGTCCGTGTTAAATCCAAGCGTCTGATAGTCAGATATCTTATTGCCTTGAAATTTATTGTATGAGTTATATGGTAATGTAGTAGCACTACCATGATCTAATTCTTGGTTATATTGTATATTGGCATGTGTTGTAGAGGTTATGTTAACACCATTACTTGTTATTCTAGTGCCTGCTTGTACACTAGGCTCTTGTAAAGTTACTCTTTGGCTATTTTCTATCTGTCTTGTGTTAACTTTTGGAAACACTGTCTGCCCAGATTGTATACCTCTGGCCTGTGTTTGTAAAAAAGCACTGGCAATATTTTCAGCATTATTTGCCAATATTCCTTTAAAATCTACATTTTCGAAGTTATTGAATAAATTTATACCACTGCTTAATGCTCCCAAATAATCTCCACTGGCAAGATCATTTAAAGCACTGTTGGCAACATTTACTAGATCATTTCCATTCCAATATAAATTTTGGTTTGCTAAACTTCCCAATGGACTTGGTTCTTTATCATAACGTATTTCACCAAAGCCTTTTGGATTTACATTGTTTACAGTGCCTCTTGCATATTTAACTGCTTCGTAATTAAACTGTACAACATGTTGCATCATGGCTGTTGATGCATAAGCATGTGTGTCATGATTAAAAGCATTAATGCTCGGGTTGATAAGTGTGTACTCTGCAAATCTCTGTTGCATTATACTGTAGATTTTAATGCTTCTAAAAAATCTTACATTACCATTTTGTAATCCCCAACTGGTGCCAGGTCGATTAGCATATCTGTTGTCTGTGTTGTAAGCACTAGCAGTTTCAGAATACTTGCTGTCATTAAAGAAAAATTTGTAATATGTGTTCCATAAACTTCTGATCAAATCACTTTGATCATCATGGAATGTTATGCTTATAGGAGAGTAATTTATTTTTTGCTGACTGTGAACCTGTCTATTGTATTGGTTATGTGTTTCAGTTTGTATAGTAAATTGTGGCAAATCTGCTGTTTTAACCAACAGAGGTAGTTCCAGTTTTTCTACACTGTCAAGTAGATTTACTGCTTCTGTTGTAAATTCGAAAATTACATGAAATAAGTTACCTAATCTTGGAGATAACTGATAATTACTTTCTACAAACGTTTTATTAGCATGTTTGTAGTCACGTACAGAATTATCTCCAGAAATAGGTTTTAAAAAGTTGTTAGCGTTGGCCACGGAATTCTCCTATTAGCCAGTTACGACAGTACCTGAAGTCCTTGCCACACTAGCACCAATACCTTCACCTAGTGGTGTTTGTACTGCGTTATCAAATCTAATTGTAATACCTACAGTTGCTGGCTCACTTGATGCATAATTTAAATCGCCATAGTTTGCATTTGTTACAAAACAACCATACAGTTCCCAAGTTTCGAGTACACTAGGTGTACTTGCACCATTACCACCATCTAATATTTCAAATCTTGTGATAAATTTGTAATCGATTCCTGAACTTGCACTTGCTTGTTCCATAAAATCAAATTGCTTTTGTATTTGTTCGCCTACTAGTCTTGATACACTACCGTTGACATCATCACGTAAGTTTACGTTAACTGACTCCCATGTATGTTTACCAATCAAGTAAACTTTACTATTGTAAATTGGTACTTCCAACTCGTCAAATGATACTGTTGGACGAGTTATATCAACAACCTGTTTAGTTAATTCTGTTCTAGGCGTAGATACACCAAAGTTTTCAAACATCGCTCTAAAACGGTATTTTAATTTTGGCATTAATAAACCTTGTGAACTAGCAGATTGGTCACTGTCCAAAGGTACTGTAAATTTGCTTAATGATGAAACTGACATCTAGTCGCTCCTAATTTAATATATTGTTCTTATAAAGTATTTATCTACTTTACCATCATAAAAAAAGGGGTCAAACCAATGACCCCTACTTTTTTTGTTTATTTAAGACGTCTTAAACAGTGTTTGCGGCGGCTATATTACCTGAAGCAATTTCGCCTGTGTTTTTCAATCTTATTGGTATGAAAATAAACTCTGCGGCTTTGACTGGCTCAATTGCTACATCAATGTACAACTGATTTGCATCTATTCTTGTTGTTGTGTTGTTTGTTTCATCACACACAACTAGATAGTCATATATACCTCTCTTAGCAACTAAATCGTTTAGTGTACTTTCTACTTGCTGTTTAATCTCATCTCTTGTAATTTTGTCGTTTGGTTCGAAAACAAAACCTAGTGCAATACTTTGTAGTTGTTTTCTCAAGTATGCAACAAGTCTAGCAACATTTATTCTATCCAATGCACTAGTTGTTACTGCTCTAGTTTTGTTACCATAGTTCATTAATCCTTGTCCTTGGAAGAATGTTAATGGATTAACTCTGTTAGAATAAAGTGTATCTCTTAAACTTTCTCTTACATTATCAGTTACAAACTCACTTGTGCTTTTATTAATGTATCCAATGCTACTGACATTATCTAATAATCCTCTTCTAGAACCTGCTGGTGCAAACCATTGGAAACTGATATCATCACTTCTTGCAAAAGTTCTTAACATTGCATGTGAAGCCGGAACAACAACACTGTTATTGCTTAGATCATTTGACAACGCACTAGGGTAGAACACAGCCAAATATGGATCGCTTGTTACTAATCCATCTTCACTGTTATCACTTGCGGCATTGGTGTTAGTTGCCCAATTTTGTAGATCTGTGCTTGTTGCATTTAATCTAAACGGAGCATCTCCAATTACAAAACCACTTTGGCGTCTATCATTGTTTAATGACACCATGTTGCTGATTAGTTCTGGATAACCTGGAGTGGCAATAACATTAAAGTTCCTTGAATCTTCACGTAATTCTGTGGAACTATCTAATGCAGATTTCATTGCGTTTGAAACAATTACTCTCTGTGCTTTTCTGCCCATGTATGGTGATCCATCTGACTTGTTACCACTTGCTGTTACCCATGCATCTTTTTCTGTTGGCAATGTTGGATACAATGTTGTATCAGAAAAATTTGTTCTGCTGAAGTAATTGCTCTTGAATTGTCTTACACCGTATGTGCTACGTCTTGTGTTAAACAATAACATACCTTTTGGATACACTGTTGGATCTGGTCTATCAATATCAACATCATCGTCTGTTAACAATGTTTTTGTTGTTGGGATAGTACCTGTAACAACATCAGTTGTGGTATCACCCATAAATCTTGCATCAGCAAAAAGTATACCATTTTCTGTTGTTTGATCTGTATTGTCAATCAATACCCATTTGTTTTCACTATCAACACTTTGATATCTGTAGATTTTTGGATAGTTTTCTAAATCACTGCTATCAATCCAAAGGTCACCAAGTACTAATGAACTTTCATCACTTTGTGTTGTTGGTTCTGTGGTGCTGAAAATTACACCATCTGGACTTGTGTTTGATAAGTTGTGTCCTCTAGCATCATTTGTTACATTTTGGTAACCCTTCCAAGTTGTACCATTGTGTATCATAATGTCTGCTTCAAGTCCTGTGCTGTACCAGTATTGGTTGTTGCTTGGATCTGATGTAGGTTGACTGCTACTTGCTGTGTAAGTTGGAGCGACCCAGTTACTTAAAATTAAGTCACTGTCATTACCTGCTCTAACCTGTCCAGTTGTAATACCAGTTACAATACCTGCAGTTGCTATAGGCGTACCTGAAGTATCTTTTAATCTAATCACACCACCTAGTGTATGTTTAATTTTTATTGCACCACTTGTAAGTATTTCTGCACTTACATTGTCTACACCTGCACCGTTAATATCACTTGCTAACGAAGTAAGTGTTGTTCCACTTAGTGTTACAGTTGTTGCAGTAGAAAGTGTTGTGCTGTTTGCGGCACTTGCCTGGATAGTAAAAGTATTACCACCAGTTAAACTTGCTGTAGTAACATTTCCTGTTACTTCTAAATCACCTGAGGCATATCTTCTAAAAATTTTGTAAGTTACAGTGTCGTTTTCTGTAACGTCAAATTGTACATAGTAAGAACCTACTGCAATATTCTTACCACCTGTTGTATCTAAGTTTTTCAGTGCAGTTCTATCGTTCTCATATAATGGAGCAGTAACAGAACTAAAAGTGTTACTTGAAGTGTCATATACACTAATGTCAAAGTTTGCACCTAAGTTAACTGATGTTGTCTTAATCCACACACTACCTGTTGGTCTTGGTGTAGTATCAGATGTTTTCCATTCTGGTACATTATAGTGTTCTGCTTGTGCAATCACAGGTCTTGCATATGTTCCAGCACTTAATCCTGTAGCACTTAAAATTGTACCTGATCCGTTTGCAAGGAGTATCTTTCCATCAGTTGTTGATCCATCTGAAGCGGCACTGCTTGTTGCATAAATTTCAATTTTGTTATCAATTGCCGCGGCTGTTACACCTGTAATACTTGCACTATTAATACTTGATGCAAGTGCTGATACAGTAGTACCACTTAGTGTTACTGTTGTACCGTTGATAACAATACTGTTTGAGTTTGTAAGTGTTGGACTTGCTGTTGTTCCTGCAATAGTAGGATGAGCAATCTGCCAACTTGAACTACCCACTAATACCCATGCATTGCTTCTGTTTTTATAGTAAGTTGGATTGCTAACGTTTGTTGCTACTACGGCGTAATCACCAATTGCACCAATTGAAGTTTTTGGCACACCACCATCTAAATCACTTGTACTTGTAATTACTGTTGGTATCTTGTTCC